GGCGTGGATCAAAAGTAGAAACACTTCCTGGCGGTACTAACCTAGGTGAGATTGACGATTTACGTTACTTTACTAATAAGTTATTCCGTGGCTTGCGTATTCCGTCAAGCTACTTGCCAACAGGTGCAGATGACAGTCAAGCACAATACAATGACGGTCGTGTGGGCACTGCATACATTCAAGAACTACGCTTTAATAACTATTGCCAACGCTTGCAAAGCCTAATGCAAGACGAATTTGATCAAGAATTTAAGATGTATTTGTATGAGCGCGGTGTTAACATTGATTCAAGTTTGTTTGAGTTACAGTTTCAAGCACCGCAAAACTTTGCCACATACCGTCAAGCAGAACTAGATGGACAACGTGTACCACAGTTCCAAACTATGAGTCAGATTCCGTTTATGAGCAAGCGTTTTGCTATGAAACGTTTCTTAGGCATGAGTGATGAAGAGCTAGCAGAAAACGAACGCATGTGGGCAGAAGAAAACGGCAAAGGCAACGCTATTGCTACTGATAGTTCAGGTGAACTACGTGGCGCAGGCATTAGCTCAGCAGGTATCGAAAGTGATCTAAGTGACCTAGCTGATGATTCTGCACCTCCGGAAGTGGGCGAAGGTGAAATGCCAGGTGCTGCTCCAGGTGCAGTGGGCGCAGGTGCCCCACCAGTAGCAACTCCGCCAGCGGCATAAATACTACCATGATACTTAGAGAATTATTTTACGCTGATAAAGATATGCAGGCCATTTCAAATGATCTACAATATTCGGCCAGTCACGACGATAGTCCTTTAAAAAGAAAAGATACTCGTAAGACAAGATTAACCTTACGACAGATTAACGAACTAAGAAAAGCTTCTGAAAGCCATATATTAGAACAAGAAAAAGAATTAGAGTTAGTACAGCAAATGTATATGACACCGGCAGCACCTGCCGCGTAATAAATAACTCGATGACGATTTTTTTCTAAAATCGTCTAAAAAACCACCATTATACCCTTAATATTACAATTAAGTGTAAATATATTTGACAGCCTTGCAATACAACACATAGGAGATAAACATGACTGATCGATCAAAGTTCGAGCAGATGCTAGAGCATCTTGTTAATGAAGAAAGTGACAAAGCCAAAGAGCTTTTCCATCAACTAGTAGTTGAGAAATCCCGCGAAATCTATGAAAACATTCTTTCTGAAGACTTCACAACAGAAGCCGAAGAAGATGAAGAAATGGACGAGTCTGCTGAAGAAGACGAAGAAGCAGTAGAAGAAGCCAAGGATGAAGACGAAGAAGATCTTGATGAGAATTTTGGTTTTGCCGAAGCAGGCGATGAAGAAGATACAGGCGATATCGGCGGTGACGCTGGTGACGACTTTGTAAGCGACATCGATGCAGGCGACGAAGGCGACGAAGAAGGCATGGGCGGCGAAGGCGATATTGAAGATCGCGTAGTTGACCTAGAAGATGCACTTGACGACCTACGTGCAGAATTTGAAGCATTAATGGGCGACGAAGCCGGTGGTGACGACATGGGTGACATGGGCGGTGACGACATGGGCGGAATGGACGACATGGGTGATGAAGAATCAGACGACAGCTTCATGCGTGAATACGTAGAGAAAGTTGGCAACCCAAAGCACGGTGACAATGGCGCAAACGCTAAGTCTACTGTAGCAAAAGCAAACAATATGGGCGGTACAACTGCTAATATCGTAAAAGGTGGTGAGAGCACAACAGGCGGCACAAAAGGCGGTTTGTTAAATCCATCAACTAAAGAAGAAAACTTTGGTAACGTTAATGTCCCAGGCGGTAACGCAGGTAAGACAGCGTTTAAAAAGAAAGAACCTGGACACGGCGCTGAGAAAAAAGCAACTGGCGACAATGGCGACAGAAGTGCTGATAGCCCGTTAAATGGCGCTCCTAAAAGAGCAAAGTAAGTAGAAGACGATGAATTATCTTCGCGAAAACCTGAGTTTCGACCAAGCGAGAGTGGTCGTTGAATCCGACGGCGAGAATGGAAAGAACCTTTACATGAAGGGTATTTTCATTCAAGGCGATAAAAGGAATCAAAATCAGCGAGTTTATCCTGGACGTGAAATTGCCAGGGCTGTCAAGACCCTGAACGATCAAATCGCAGGCGGCTATTCAGTATTAGGCGAAGTAGATCATCCAGATGACTTAAGAATCAACCTTGACCGTGTGAGCCATATGATCACAGAAATGTGGATGGATGGCGCAGACGGTTATGGAAAATTAAAAATCCTTCCAACACCCATGGGACAACTAGTGAAAACTATGTTAGAAAGTGGAGTGAAGTTAGGAGTATCAAGCCGCGGATCCGGGAATGTCAGTGATGGCAGTTCCGGTGAAGTATCAGATTTTGAGATTATCACAGTAGATGTGGTAGCTCAACCTAGTGCCCCTGGCGCATACCCTACACCAATTTATGAACACCTGATGAATAGTCGCGGTGGTTATAACAGCTTACGCATAGCGCAAGAGGTTAAAGGTGACCCTAAAGCACAAAAATATCTCAAAGAGAGCTTATTAGGTATAATAAGCAAACTCCAATAAAGAGGAGAATCACATGTTGGACGCACTAAAGAATTTGTTTGAAAACAACGTGGTTTCGGAAGAGGTCAAAGAATATATTGAGGCCGCTTGGGAAGCTTGCATTGTCGAGAATCGTAACCAAGTAACTCAACAGCTACGTGAAGAATTTGCTCAACGCTATGAACATGACCGTCAGGTTATGGTCGAAGCAATTGACCGCATGTTAGGCGATCAGTTAAAAGAGGAAATTCAGCAGTTTGTAGAAGATCGTAATCAATTAGCAGAAGCTAAAGCACGTTATGCAGTAAAAATGCACAACGATGCTAAACTAATGAAAGAGTTTGTTACTCGTCAATTAGCTAGCGAAGTTAAAGAATTACACGAAGATCAAGTACAAATGGCTTCTAAGTTTCACACACTTGAGAAGTTTGTCGTAGAAGCTTTGGCTCAAGAAATCGCAGAGTTCCATACAGACAAGCAAGACATTGCAGAAATGAAGGTACGTTTGGTACGCGAAGGCCGTCAGGCTCTGGCTACCATGAAGGAACAATTCATTAAACGTGCAGCTACGTTGGTCGAGAATACAGTTGAAAAGACTCTTACCAAAGAGATTGGTCAATTGAAAGAAGACATCGAAGCAGCTCGTCGTAACGATTTTGGTCGTAAATTATTCGAAGCTTATGCAAGCGAATACCAAAACAGTTACTTAAACGAAAAATCAGAAACAGCTAAATTGCTCAAAGTCATAGACAAGAAAGATCTACAAGTTGCAGAGGCTCATCACGCTGTAGCACAAGCAACTCAGATCCTAGAAAGCAAGGAAGCACAAGTTAAAGCTCTAATGGAGAGCAAACAACGTCAAGAAATCATGAACGAATTAGTAGCACCTTTGGCTAATACCCAGAAAGCTATTATGACAGAATTACTTGAGAGTGTACATACTACAAAACTACGTGGTAGTTTTGACAAGTACCTTCCAGCAGTTATTGCTGGCGAAGCTCCACAGAAGAAGAAGGCACTAGTAGAGGCAAAAGAAGTCACAGGCAACAAAGAAACCCACAGCGTCGGTAGCAGCGAGCACGAGAACAACATTTTCAATATGCGTCGTCTTGCTGGAATTAAACATTAATTAGGAGAAAATAAATGTCAGAACTACTAACAGGCCGTTGGGCAGAAACAAAAGAAGCACTTCTTGAAGGCCTTCAAGGCACTAAGAGATCTGTAATGGCAAGTACGCTAGAGAATACTCGTAAGTATCTAGCTGAAAGTGCTAGCACAGGTGCTACTTCTGCCGGAAACGTCGCAACATTAAATCGTGTGATCCTTCCAGTGATCAGACGTGTCATGCCAACAGTTATTGCTAACGAGTTGGTCGGTGTACAACCAATGACTGGTCCAGTCGGTCAAATCCATACACTACGTGTTCGCTATAGCGACACAGTTAGTGGCACATATGGTGCAACTGCTGGTGAAGAAGCACTAAGCCCATTCAAGATTGCTGAAGGTTATTCCGCAAGCAATGGCGCTGCTGTAACTGCTGCATCAACTGCATCCCTAGAAGGTGCTGCTGGTAAGCGTTTGAGCATCCAGATCTTGAAACAAACAGTTGAAGCTAAGACACGTAAGTTATCAGCTCGCTGGACATTCGAAGCTGCTCAAGATGCACAAGCCCAACAAGGCATTGACATCGAAGCAGAAATCATGGCTGCTCTTGCACAAGAGATCACAGCTGAGATTGACCAAGAGATCATTGCATCTTTGACTACACTAGCTGGTTCACAGAACACAGCAGCGTATGACCAAGCTGCCGTATCTGGTACTGCTACATTCGTTGGTGACGAACACGCTGCTTTAGCTGTTCAGATCAACCGTGTTGCAAACCGTATCGCCCAGCGCACACGTCGTGGTGCTGGTAACTGGGCCGTTATCGGACCAACAGCATTGACAATTCTACAATCTGCTACTACAAGCGCATTTGCTCGTACAA